TAGTTCTTCGTCTGAGGCTTCTGAATCTTCAGTTTCCTCATCGAGTACCTCTTCTTCTGACATGTAGCTCCTTCCAATGTCCCGATTAAACGGATTGGTTAAATATTGGCCCTTTCCTTACGGTGTAAAGGCTATTCTAATTATTTTCTGCAATATCAAGCATTTCTTGCCATGCCTGAATCTTACCGATAGATACATTATGCCTTGAAACTGACTCTTGGTCAACTAATTGTTTCAATTTAATTATATCATATGAGTCTTGTATCTTTTTTTCAATCATTTCTTTGTAAATTTGCCATCCGGGGGATTGGCTTAACATTGCTAAAACATCATTGCGGGGCATTTTCAGCAAACTCCCTTCGTTGAATATCTTGTGCAGATGGGCCTCCCTGTAGTCTCTCTTGTGCTGGCCCTGCTTGTGTTGGGTCTTCAGGCATCTGGCCTTGAGGTGCCATTTCTTCTTGAGGAGGCATCCCTCCTTGTTCTTGAGCGGCTTGTTGTTCTTGTATCTGTTCCTGCTCTATAACCTGCCGTAATTCCTCTTGTTCTGTCTCTTTATCTTGTTCTGACTGTATTCTGGTCAATTGTGATTCTTGTCTCATTTTTTCTTCACGAAGGATTACGCTGTAATTCTCTAAATTAGAAGGATGTAGGACGTTACCTTGTTTTATTAGCTCTAGGCGTTCCTTAATTTCCAGTTCCCGCTGGTCTTCACTTACAGATTGTTTCTCTTCTAAAAGGGCTTTATTTTGTTCAACAGCTATACTGGATTGCATTTGGGCTTGAGTTTGTGCTTGCATTATCTGACCCTGCTGTTGTGCTAACTGAGCTTTTGACTGGGTCTCCTGTTGTAATTTCTGAGCCTCAGCTTGTTGGGCGGCCTGAGCTTGAGCTTCCATTTGTTTTTGCTGTGCTTCTTGTTGAGCCTGCATTTCCTTTGTTACTTCTTCTTCCGTCTTCACAACCTTATCTGGCTCCATATTAAATGCCCTGAGTAATGGTCTTGTGAATGCCTCTTGTTTAAGATACTGTTTTATCTCTGGAAATTGACCAATTACCTGTAAGAAGTTGATAAGTTGTGTGTTATGTACTTCCTTTGCAACGTACTGCTCGTAACCTGTTGATATAGCTTCGTAATCACCCTTGATTGACATGTCTGTTGAGTCTACCATTAACCAGCGGTATATAGCACTGATATTCTTAGTGATCATTGAAGATACTGAACGCACTACATCTGCCGTCTGTCTATTAGCGTTGGAATTGAGAATTGACATCCCTGTAGCTGTCTTAGTCTGTGCTGGGGATTGGTCTCCATAACCTATACTGGTTTGACCTGAGTCTAGGTCTGCCTCACGTTCAAGTTGCTGTATTACTGAAAGAAGTCCGTTTGTTACATCGGGAATTTGTACAGAACTGAAGGAATCTCGGACTGAAGCTCCGGGTTTTACACGGAACTGCTTACCCGGATATATCTGTTCTGTATCTGTACCGGGTTCAAATGCGTTAGGGTCTATAACTGTTAGGGGGGCCGCTGATAGGGATTTGCCCTCTACCATCATTGCATATGAAAAGTTTAATATTGCCTGTGCATCACGAATTGCATAGTAAATGCCATCACCCCATATTGATTCTGGATTCTTCTGCCAGTTACAAAAATGGAACGGTAGGGTGTCATCGAATGGATTCTCTGCAATCTTAACAACCTTATCACCTATAACAGTTACAACAACCGCAAGAGCATCTGGAATATCTTCTGACTCAATTGGTATGTGGTGCTCTAAGTCCTTACCGTCTAAACGGCCCCAAAACTCTAATACCTCAAACTTCTTCAGTCTTGTTGCTGAAGTTTCGTTGTACTTTTTAGGGTGTTCACTGTCGTCCCATCCGTGAGCAAGCCCAATCTCTTCTTCAATAACTTCCTCAAGTGCACCCGGAATAAAGCCTTCTGTTGTCTTTGCGAGCTTTTTGAGTTGGATTTTACTAAGGAATGATCTTTGTATGACATAATCTGCATCCTCTGCATTGATTGCCTCTGGAGATGGAAATACATTCCATATACTGACAAACTTACATGCTGGCATTAATTCTTGTTCAAGAGTTGATTCAACTTGTACCATTTGGTCTGGAGTTGTGACCGTAGTGTAGACAGGAAAATTCTTATATTCAAGGGAAATACCCTTCGTACATCCTGTACCATACAAGCACATTTCGTGTACAGCATGTTGAACTTCTTCATTATAATTTGTTCTTTCAAGAATATCACGAATCCTGAACTCCATCTGCTTAGAGCGTTCAAGGATTGCGTCATCAAACAGGTCAGGTCTATCGGGTTGTGCCTGTATATCGGGAGGATAGAACCTTGGTTTGCGTGAGGGTGTAATACTAAATGGAACTTTCCCATCCTCAAATAGTAACGTATTAACCTTAATCTTCGCTGAATTAATCTTACGCCGAGTCTGATTGACAAATATACCCCTTTCACTTGCCAACTCATGCGCCTTCGATATTTTTGAGGGGTACTTTCCTCTGTAAGCATCGTAAGCCTCTAGCCAATGTTGTTCATGATCTCTACGGTAATCCCTTGCCTCTTCAAATTTTTCTTGTACTACCTTGGCAAAGTCGTCTACATCTACTTCTGTGTTTCCTAACTTAAGCCCAGTGTTCTCTGATTCTTCAGATTCAGGCTGCTCCATTTCGTATTCTGCCATTATATTAACACTCCTTGTTTCTGTGCGGTGCAAAGGTTTCTACGCATTGCCATAGGGATATATTACTAGGGAAGGTCTCAAGCCAATACCCAATAGTTCCTTTTTTACTTGTACAAGCAGACAATAAGAATATTATTGATGCCAATAATAGTAGTACTGCTCTATTCATTCGTTTCTAAAGTTAAGTCTATAATATCACCATTTTCCATAGTAAGTACATACTTTTTATCGTTTTCAATTTGCTTGAGTAATTTTTCTCTTATCTTATCCAAAGATAAACATAAAGACTCAATCATTAAACATCCTAACCTGTCTCCATAGTTGTTACAGCACACCTCTACCATATCCTCCAGTAGTGGCTGTAAATCAGTAACGAACTTATCCTCATTTGGCAAAACACCACTGCCAAACTGAACCTCTATTACATTACTCATAATTGGGATGGTTGGTAAAACCTTAATTCTGGTTTTAAGTGTCTCATATTTATACTTCTATCCCACTCTGTCATTGCTGGGAACATCTTGCAACCAAAACATGCTATAGCTAAGGCCATTACACAGTCGTCATGTGAACCTGACTGGGCCGCCATCTTACCATTCGGATAGTTTACGAATGTCTGTAGCTCATCCAGTACCTTGGGACTCCTGATTTTGATCTCATTTTCCCTGATTAATTCCTTTAAATAGTCAATTATCAGGGGTTTAGACTTTACTGTGGTGTGAAACCCTAATTTACGAGCAGAACGGCTTGATCTTTCATCTAGTATCTTCTCAGAGTATATATCCGGGTATATATGGACATCTGAAAGGAATTTTAAGGTTACTAACCCATGATTGTTCCTTTCAACAATTAGTTTTGCATTATTATACCATTTACCTAAACTTGCAAGTTGCCATGCAAATAAGTCTGGATCAATCTTTACCCTTATAGTTGCCACTTCATCCATATTTGAGGCATCCAAAACTACACCTACACTCCAATCAGTGTCTCTACCTACATCTAACCCCTCCGATATATCTGCACCTATACGGTATTCTTTACCCGGCTGGGGTCTTTGCCATACTTGTAACTCCCCCCCATCCATTGATTCTATAACATATTTTTCCCCTCCCCGTTCTTTCCACGCTTGCACGGGTATGTGAAATCCCTCTGACGGTCTCTCTCGTTGAAGTTTTTCAGATTCTAAAACAAGATTACTAAGGGTATCTATGTTAAAAACACTCCGTCCTGTCGTTACAAATGACTCCCTAGCTGTAGTTGGGAACTCTTGATGAAATTTTCTGAGGTCATTCTGACATTGAGTCTTTATACACTGCCTTCTCCAGTTTAAATTCTCTAGGGTTACCTTAAATTCCTTTACATCATCCCCTACATCATACTTACAGGACATTCCTAATAATGCCGTTTCTTCCTCACCGCCGTATCTCTTGTCCTGTCCTAACTCATTCTTAAATAACTCCTTGTCCTCTTCTG